AGCTTCCCGACGCTTACGAGTTATTCTGTCTATTGCTTCCTGTGCCGTTTCCTTTTTTTGTACGGGCGGCTTTTCAACAATAACAGGTTCTTCTACTACAACTTCAGCAACCTTTTCAGTTGGTACTTCAGGTACTTCTGCGACTTCCGTCGTTACGACTTCTGGTTCCATTGTGTTCTCCTTTGCGCCTTACGGCGAATTTGATGTTGCGCTCATACGAGCGAAAAACTATCCCGGTAATCCGGGGGCAGGTTGTTCTGCCTGCTGTTGCATCTGTTCCATTTGTTTCTTGACTTCAGCGTATATTTCCTCACTCCCAGGGAAGTCACTGTATTTAAAAATCAAAGGTGCTATAACATTCGCCAACTGTGGTGCATACTGCAAGCTTTCAATCATCATAGCGGTCATTTCCTGACGCTTAGACGAGAATGAAGCTCCAGCAGTTGCAATCAGGTCATAAGTGCCTACCGACAAATCGTTCATAACTCCAATCTCACCGCTTTCATTTGGGACAGGCACATTTACATTCATTGTCTTTTGCTGACCATCTTCGCCCATGACACTTAATGCTCTTGGTGTATCGTATATCTTGGGTATCATCTCGATTATCTGTCTTCCGGCATATACGATAGCTCTGGCAAGGTTATTAACAAAGGTGTAAGTGCCTTTATCGGATTGAGCTATTCTGGCGATAATAGCCTTACCGCTTCTTTCATTACCGGCTTCACCTTTAGACGACTCGTATCGGCCAAGATGGTCTTCAATATCATACGCTGTTGATTGCATCATGGCTATAATTGCAGCAGGCACTTGCGCCTGTGGTTCTTTATGGGGTTTGTCTAAACCTGCGATTGCATTGTATCTGATAAACATCCGGTTTTCTAAATGAGCTTCGTTCCATTCTGCCTCAAAGCCTTTAATCTGTCTATGGTCAACAACATACGGATTCTTAGGCGTAAGAGCTACATTCTCAGTTGCGGCAGTAGCCCAGTAGTTGTACATTACCTGCGGCCCTCTTGCACCTCTCGTATGCGACAGGTAATATTTCTTGCCACCGGATACAATTTCATCACCAAGAACAGGTATTATCGGGATGTTCTTTCCAACCCATTCTTTTTCTTTCTCAAGTATCTCAAATCCGTTGGTCTTGCACCACATGACTTTATGGGTGTCTATGACTCTTTCTTTAACAATTACACCACCTTTAGACTTGATATATTCTTTTGTGACTTTACCACCAAGTCCAATTCTCTCCCCGGTTTCAAGCTGAACGAGTGTCTTTTTAGTAGGTTCTTTCCAGAAATACTCCGCAATCCTTATATTCTCACCCTGATCCCAATCACCTATTAAAGAACTATCCCCATAAAAGCCAGTTGCATCAGCTTCGGGATAAGCCTTCTCAAAATCCTTCTTGCTTATCATTTCCTCTATGAAACAATATCGAGCGTCCTCTAATGTGAACTCAAGAGCCATAGGATCAAAATGAACCGCAAATGGATTCATTATTCTCTTTAAACGAATTTCCTGATCGAAGGATTCATCGGATACAAACTGAGTGACAAGACGGAAAAAACCAATAGAACTTGAAACAGCAGACATATAAGCAGTGTCATAAACAATCTCAGCAGAACTTAAATATTCAATCTGCCTGATAAGCCCATTGTAAAGCTCTGCCATCTGCGGGTCTGATTTATTGTCTACGGGGATTACTTTAATTCGAGGGCGATTCATCATTGCGTCGCCTCTTAACTGGCGAACAAATTTCAGAATCTTGTTTGATGTGATTACAGGTCTTCCGGCTGCGGTTCTTCGGTCTCTTTCAGCTTCTGGCCATTGACCGCCATCGACATCATATACAAACCGGATATCTTCTTCTGCGGCATTATAGATGTGTTGCCATTTGTCAACACTTGTTGTGTATTTCTCTTTTAAATCGCGTAAAAAGTCCTCATCTGGTTTTCTCTTTGACATGGCCTCTCCAAAATTGGATTAAATCCATTCTTGAAAAGCCCTTTAACACAGGTATTTATGAAATGTCAAGAGAAAAGTGGATACTTTCTGCACATGTGCAAAAAACTACACACCCATCCATGAATTAGGTGTATGAACTACGGTTGATTTTGGCAGGGGTTTTATCTGGTCATACTCGTAGGTCGTGCCGGTTAGTGTGTAGCGGTAACTATTTTCCATTTCGTGATCGAAGCCATCTTTTGCAGGCTTACCATGTTCGTCGAAAACCCATCTCTGAACTTCGTACAACCATCTTTCGCAGTTATCAAACACATAGAAGGTAGCAAGTCCGTTCACGCCTTTAAGCATGGTCTGGATGTTCTTTATCCCAGACTCTTTGTCTTTTGAAGCGACTGCCAGGGTAATGCCATGATGTGACAGCTTCTCATCTATTATAGTATAGGTATCCCGAATATTCGTACCTAACTGATTCCGCATATACGCAGTATCACCCTTGCTCAGAGGGTCAATAAACACTCTTTTAATATTCCATGCAGAGGATTTCTTCTTCCTTATTATATCATCCGCAATCTCTTCAGCAGATAGATTCTTCCACACCTCACCAACAACATAATGAATATCCTGCTTATTCACAGCGAAATACGTTATAGCCTGAGGTGTGCTTAGGTGAAAATCTATCATCACCGTCACCGGCCAATCCGTAGGCACATCAAAAGGCTTTACAACATGGATGTTCGTATCAAATTCCTTTAAGACTCGTCCGACAAGAGACTTGAATTGACCGAACACCCTCGGAGGCACATCAGAAGGGTCTATATCTTTTATGAGTTTCAGTATCTTCAATCCAGACAGCTTCTCAATATGCTCAACAGATACAGTCTTCTCTAAATATCGCTCTGCCGCATGACCTTTATCGCTTACTGGCTTCCCCTTTTCCTTATCCTCATACAGCAATAAATCAAAGAACTCACGTCTTTGCGGCTTTTCAAGTCCCATATCCCGCAAAAGTCTTAAATCACTCCTGTATAAATCAGGATTAGCAGTTATTAATAATCCATCTACGATGCCCACATCACGTCTGCCACTTAATACAATTTCATCCAGTATCCAAGCCTCTTTCAGCGGAGTCAGATTCATTAACGTCTTACCACAATCAAGCAAAAGACCTCGACTCATGGCAGAATATTTGCTCTTCGGAGGAGGTTCGTCCATAATCACGCCCTGCGCTCTGAACGACTCGAATAAATCATCGTCCTGACTGTACGACATTATTGTCAGCGTACTCCCGTTCATCCATTCCCAATAATACTCAGACCCCTGCTCATTCTTTTTAGTATTATACCATCCAACCGGAGCCCATTTCTTAATCTCAGGTATCAGAACACGCCCTATATGCAACTTCCAATCCTCACCCGTAAGAATTAAATTCACCGGAGGCTTGATTCCTAAACTCGAACTGCGATAATAATGACCGAATAACTCAAACGCTTCAGGATCATCCTTCAGAACCGGATTCCAAGGCTCACATCCAAACACCCAACTTATTAATATACAAACAGAAGCCGTCGATTTTCCGATCTTATTACTGGCAATTGCCGCGATAGTGTTCTTTGTCCGCACCATCTCCAACAATCTCTGCTGCCACGGATACGGCTTCCAGAAATACACCCGGTGTGCATCCTCAAACGCCTGCGTCCGCTCTTCAGGTGTCGCACCCTTCTTCACAGGTGCTGTACTGACTAAACTCCCCTTCTTCTGCTTCATGCTTCACGACCATCTATGTATTTCTCCCACCACTTTTCTTCAGCTTCTTTGTGCAACATTTTCCACCCCCTGGTTGATTATAGATGTTTTACGTTTCCTCCCCTTCTCTATATCCCGCTTCTTCTTAGCCAACGGCTTCACCCTGTTCCGATACTTTACCTTCTCTATCACCACCGGCTGCTTTAATCCATCCACCCTCTTCCCCATCATCTCCACCTGCGTTACCAATCCCCTGACTATTACCTCCAGCATGTCCATACGATCATTTAATGTAAAATTACCCATTCTTACATACCCCGCACTTACATTGTGGATGATGCTGTACCGTTGGACTTACCTTCACCCCAGCCAGCAAAGTCTCAACTATCGGAACCACTCCCTTCTTAACCGACTCCTTCTTAACCCTCACCAGCTTCACAGGATCAGGCTCATAAACAGTATCGCCAGACACACCCATAATAGACTTCGCATGTTCGGGCATAGGTTCACATGGTATTATTTCAGTCTTTCCCGACTTCCCGGTTACGACTGTATCCTGCAAATT